AGCATGGCGAACGTGCACAACAGGAGGATTTGTATTCGACCGATCTCTGTAGAAATTATTTCTTAATAAAATGTAAGATGTCTCCCGTCCCATTCGTCGACGTCAGAAACATAACTTCCGCCTCGAGTCCTCGTTTCAAGAAGGGAATAGATGGTCTCGTGAAACAGTCAAAACATGCGATTAGTACCGGTAAGAGTACGCTCAACAAAGAACTCAAGATTTACGACCAATTCATAGCACGCGAAAAAAATTCAGGTAAGGCTGTCTACGTCAAGCTTTTCTCTGAAGTCAAGCGCATTCTGGCAGGTAAACCTGCGTCAAAGCCCAGTAGTTTAAAGAAGAAAACCCCTAAAAGTACATGACGACGTGCGGCGTGTGCTGTGAACGTTTTAATAAAACAAATCACAAAAAAGTGTCTTGTCCTTTTTGTGATTTCGAATCGTGTAGAACATGTACACAAACGTATCTACTTTCTACGAGTGAAGATGCACACTGTATGAATTGCAAAAAAGAATTCAGTCGCGATTTTGTAGATTCGTTTTGCACCAAACGGTTTCGAAACGAAGATTATAAAAAGCACATGGAGCAGGTCTTATTTGAAAGAGAACTCGCGCGTATGCCTGAAACGCAGCCATACGTACAGAGAATACTTAAACGCCGGCGCATGTCTAAACTGAGAGCTATGGTGGCAGATTTATACATAAGAATTCGAAGGAGATACATGCACATGGTTGAAACTAAAAAACCTAGGTTCGAATTTTATTTGTTGGCATCTATTTTTCTAGAAAATTCACATAGGTACATTCGTGTAGAATTAGAAAAAATTCCTTTTGGGTTGATAGATTCAACTGATGAAAAGGTTACATTTACGAGGGGGTGTCCCATGGAAGATTGCAGAGGATTTCTAGATGACTTATGGAAATGTGGTATATGCGAACGTTCGTTTTGTGAAAAATGTAACGAAACGTGTACAGAAGGACATGTGTGTAATCCAGATACAGTGAAAACGATGAAGCTTATAAACAAGGATACGAAACCATGTCCGAAGTGTTCAACTATGATTCATAAAATAGATGGATGTGCTCAGATGTGGTGTACCACGTGTCAGACGGCGTTTGATTGGAGAACAGGTGCAATAGAAAGGGGTCGCATACACAATCCACACTATTTTGAATTTCAGAAGAGATCTAGAGAAAATGGGGATATTCCATGTGGGGGAAGGCCCATGTATAGAGAACTTATCGAAAATGGGGCGCCATCTCATATAATGCAGTTAAATTACGTAATATCTACAATTGAACACCAGTTAGCCTATAGATATGGATACATGTATGAGAATAATTTACAACTCAGGATAGATTATCTCATGAATATGATATCAGATGAACAACTCAAAAGGGAACTTCAGAGACGGGACAAATACAATCATAAAATGAGTGACATACGAGATATATGCCAAATGTTTTTAGATACTGGTGGTGATCTATTGCGACAGTGGGTCGTTGAACGAGATCGAGAAAATGAAATCATAGACACAGCATTTGAATTGTGCAAGTATTTTAACATGGTGTCTAACGGAATACACTCTAGGTACAAATGCGTGATTCCTCATCATATATTTCTCGGTACAAGATAGATGTTGCTAATCGTTGTAGTAGTACTAATCATTATATTTTACATTTTTATACCTAAATATAGACCCCCCGAAATAATAAAAAATGCACTGACGCCAGAAGAATGTGAATACATAAAAACGAAGGCTGAACCGAAACTCAAAGTGTCTACATTATCTGATGATCAAAACATAGATTACCAGGTACGAAAGAGTGAAACGGCGTGGTTGGGATTCGATGATGAGAGAATACACGACATAGCACACAGGTGCTTAAAACATGTGGGCATGGAAGATTGTGATAATTGTGAGAGTCTCCAAGTCCTTCGGTACAAACCAGGTGGTTTTTATAACCCTCACCAAGATGCAAACGCGGAACACGCGAATAAAAGAAAGTACACATTCATACTCGCCTTGAATGATGAGTATGAAGGTGGAAAAACGTCGTTTCCGGTATTAAATAAATCTTATAGGCTACACAAGGGTGACGCACTTTTCTTTAATACTTTAGACACGTGGGGTCACGTGAATAAAAAGGCGTTACACGGTGGCGAGCCCGTGGAGAGTGGTGAAAAGTGGATTTGTAACCTATGGGTCCGCGAATCTAAATATCACCCCTAGCGCGCAACTTTTCGCGGTTCGCCATGTGAAGCGCCTCTACATCTGCCTTGTTTTGGCCCACGTAAGGCACGGCGTATCCTTCGTCGCACATCCACTTATTGACGTTCGTCCATTGTCCGTCTTCAGACACCCACACTTCCGCCAAAATGCGACCAAACTTCCCTCTGGAATCCCTTTCCGGGCATCTGAGTTGGATCTCGATATCATCCTTCTCAGATTCTACGGCCTTGAGACACCATTCCTTGAGCTTCTTCTTGGAGAGGAGTCCGAAAACCTTTTCTTCCGCGTTCGAAGTGCGTGACTCTGGGGTATCGATGCCGAGCAAACGCACGCGTTGCTTGGTACAGACATCGAAACCGAGATCGATGGTGACATCTATCGTGTCTCCATCGACGACCTTTTCTAAGGAAGAGACACGGTAAATGAATTCACAGGGTTCTTGGACGTAGGTGGACATATACTATGGGTTAGATTATAATCGCTTCAATGCAGATTCTAGATTTCTTTGATTCAGTGTTTGTTTTTTATTTCCTCGAACTGCATTTGCGTAACTTTTTTTGGGTCTATAATTTACGACTTTTCTGGTATTATTTATTCGGGGTCTATAATTTACAATTTCCCTGGTGTTAACATATGGAATGGGTTGTTTTCTGTATTTTTGAATAATAGGTGGCGGGGGTTTAATGGGATTTTTTTTAAGTGTAAATGGATTTTCCTTTCGCCAGTTTACCATCTCACTGGTAACTTTAGATAGATTTTTTTCACCTGCTCGAATTTCTTTATTTAGTGCCTGTTGCTGTGCTTTAGTTGCGAGCCTTTTCCACTTGGATGCAACAGGGTTTATCTGAGTACTTTCAAGTTCTTGCTGCAACTCTTTGACTAGTTTGTTGAGTCTCGAAATAGTTGATTTGCTACCTTCTACAGCCTCTGTAAGTTTTTCCTTTTTAGTCATATTTGCTTCTATCTGTCCAGTGAGCTGTTTTATTTCTGTTTTTAGAGTCTCTTTTTCACGCCTCGAATTATTTAGTAATTTCTTTAATGCATTTCTTTGTTTAATGGTTAAATTTTGATTTCTGAGACGATTTCTAAGACTTTGTATTTCGGTATTTTTACTGGTGAGTTCTGCATTTTTTGATTTTTGTTTATTCGTAAGTTCTTTAATGATAGTCTGCGCCCTTTGTTTTTTGTTTCTGAGATTCACGAGTTCCACATTTTTACTGCCATACTCATTCATGAGTCTGGCTATGTTTTGATTTCTAGATTTGAGTTTATTTGTGAGTTCTTTAATTATAGACTGCGCCCTTTGTTTTTTGTTTCTGAGATTCACGAGTTCCATATTTTTGCTCCCATACTCATTCATGAGTCTGGCTATGTTTTGATTTCTAGATTTGAGTTTATTTGTGAGTTCGGTTATCTTCTTCTGAGCCAAGGTTTTATTTGCTCTAAATGATTCTCTTTCTTCGCTAATTTTAATAATTTGGGTTTGTTTGTTTTCTAGTTCTTCTTGTAATTTGTTTCTCTCCATTTTCTTTTTTGTTAACAAATTTTGCAATTTATTTCTTTGTTGAATGGTTAAACTTTGATTGGAGAGGCGATTTCTAAGACTTTGTAGTTCTGTATTTTTTGATTCTTGATTTCTTTTGAGATTATTAATTATAGTCTCCGCCTTTTGTTTTTTTCTACGTAATTTTTCGAGTTCTGTATTTTTACTCGCACTTTCATTCATAAGAGTTTGATATTCACTTTCCTTTTTTATTAACAAAGTTTGCAATCTATTTCTTTCTTGGGTGGTTAAATTTTGATTTCTGAGACGATTTCTAAGACTTTGTATTTCTATATTTTTGTTTCTAGACTCACTCTCGAGTTTGGCTATGTTTGTATTTCTACCCACACTTTCATTCATCTTACTTGGGAAGGAGAGTTTTCGTCGTGCACTACTGGGTATGGAAATTGAAAAATTAAGGTTTTGTATCACAGAATTCCAATTTATGTCGCCGTTTATGTATCTGTTTGTGAGAGATTTTTTTGTATTTTCTCTAACATTTTTATATTTATTGTTTTCAAATAAATCAGTTATATTTTTACGCCTTTCGTTTTTTGTTTGTTGTATCTTCATGTTAATTTTAGATAGCCCATTTCTTATGTTGTATGAACTTATGTTTTGAAGGGCTTCATTTCTTACGTCGTTTAAAGTTCGTGTATTACCCAATATTTTTCTACTCGATTCTTCCTTTTCTCTGAGACCTTGGTCGAGACCTTGAAGTTTAATTATTTGATTACGGGTTGCGTTTGAGCCAGTTTTCTTAAACTCTTCTAGTAATCGCGACGCCTCATTTTTAATTTTACTATTCGCGATTTTGTTTATTTTATTTTTTTGGAGAGAATTTACTACATTAGAAATTTTAGTTTCATTTAACTTTTTTTTGTAAATCTCGTTGTGCAGAGAATTTATACGCGCTTTTGTCGTATTGTACATGTTGTTACCATTTTTGTAACCTCTTATAAACTTTTGACCTTCATTCAAAAATTTAACGCGGTTTGTACCCAAATTTTTGGATTTATTAATCATATATTTTTCAAGGTTGGACAATTTCTTTTGTTTTTGATTGACTGGTGGGGCTTCATTTATTACGGAACGTTTATTACGCTCAAATGCATTTAATCGTTTGGCTGCGTTCCGCATGGCTGACACATTACCTTGCTTTTGTGCTCTGATGAATTTATTGAGATACACGTTTGTTTCTCCATTCGTGGATTTCTTTCTTTGAACAGATTCTATGAGACGACTAATGTTACCGGGTGATTGGTTTTTATTTTTCATGGCACTGAGAATTTTAGCTATATCGGTATTTCTATTCGCATTTGGTGTGCGTCTCATAGCATTGAGATATCTAGCGGTGGTCGAATTTACTGGTGCTTTAGTGTTATTATTTGCATCATTGTTTAAGTTTTTAGATTCATTAGAAATGCGATTTAAGTTTTTGGTTTCATTTTGATTGTTTTTACCCAAATTCTCCGATTCATTTGAAATTTTGTTCAAGTTCCCATTCTTATTATTCACATTAAAGTTACTCGCGTAGTTTCCTCTATTGTTATTGTTATTGTTATTGTTATTGACGGATACGACTCGCTTTTGTGCGCTTATGTGCAACCGAATGGGTTCTCTTATATTTTTGCTTTTAAGAGACGATTCAATCGCATCTGAAATCTGTGATTTTGTCATTTTATCGTAACTCGAAAGACCGACTTTACGCGCTACGCGTTTCAACTGATCTAACCTGGATGACCCACTAAAGAGTATTTCAAAATCGCGTCCATTTAATGGTGATTTTCTATCCAACATGTACTTCCCATCCTTGGATAAAACCATAGGAGGTAACGGAAGTTTACCGTCCTGGATGGAAGAATACGCGTCACATATTTCTGCACGCGTGAGTTTCAACTCAAGACCTGTGTTCTGTTTTACAAGTTTCTTGAGATTTCTAATATTTATACCTGGATCACACGCGTCCATATTGATATAAGCTGATAAAAAATTACGAGACACCTTTCATATACATTCGTATCTTATCCTCGTAACACATGTTAAAGTCAAATATGTCCATGTCTTCTACATCTAGTACCACACTTTCGTATTTTTGCATATCATACTCATATCTATTTTGTATTGTATACCTCACTATACTTTGTGCAAACGTGTGCATATCATTTATATCTTCTGTATATTTCGGTGTTGACTTTATCTCTATGCAGTACACTTCATGTGGTTTTTTGTGTAAAAATGGAGTGAGTGGTACAGACTCCACTGTGCCTCCGTCTACATATGTATTTCCGTTAAATTTCATAGACGAAAACACGAATGGAATGGCTATGCTCATTGACATTGCATCTAGGACTTTCATATTTGGGTGTGTGTCCACCGAAAAATAATCAGTTTTACCTGTGTTCACACAAAATGCAGATATGTATATCTTCTTTTCTAGTTCTGAAAATGTTGGGTCACACCCACATATTTCTACAAATTTGCTACGCATAGCTTCTACGTCTACGAATCCATATCTATGTAAAAAACATTTCAAATTCACTTTCACTAAATCTGAAATGTTCAACTTGAGTGATATGTCTATCACCTCATCGATGGTCTTTCCCAAAGCTAACATCACTGCGAGAATAGATCCCGCGGAAGCGCCTGAAATTTCTTGTACATCGCTGAGACGATTTTCTATTGTTTTAAGATGCCCAAGCATAGCGTAGAACCCCATGGCACCTGGACCAATTACCAAATATTTCATCGGTGGTCACTTAATAGTACTTAGGAAATTGCTTTCTCAAAAGAGCGAACACGAGCGCGAAAACGATGGCGTGAACAAGTGCAGCCGACAAGCTAGTTTGACCAGAAGCGAAGACGCCCTTGGATCCTGGTGGCAAAGTGAGCAACATACCTGGGCTCAAGACCAAGAACAACACGGTGGTGACGATGAGATCGGTGCGGGTGAGCACGAGACCCATAGCCTTCGCAACCAAGGAATATGCGAGGAAGAATACGAGTGCATGGAACAAAACTGCGGTGCGACCGGTGAGACCGTTTCGGAACTTGATGCTGGTACCATCTGTGCGAAGAAGGATACCTGGGCTGAGTGCGAGGAAGAGGGCTGCTGGGATGGACACCTTTTGGGAGGTAATATCTGGAAGCATGGTTTGTAATATATGTATATTATAATTCTATGGCTCTATGATCTGAAAAACGATAACAAAATTCGATAAAATCGTGGTACTTTGCATCTTTTAAGAAATGGTGTTCTGCGTATCTATCTCTCACATATCTTTTGAGTAAATTCCACATCCACCACAAATCATCGTCGTAGTGTCCACCCCAATCATCAATGTGAAGTGGTTTATTCAGTTCAATTTCATATTCTTCGTCATCTGTGTATTCATTGTCACTCAAACGCTCTGCGGCGTGTGCATATTCATTCCACACCATTACTTTCGATCCTTGATACCCGTCAAAGATAGTGATGTAGATTCCTTTACTGGTAGGTTATCGAGTATAGCCTTTAACACACTTTCGGCTTGTTGTTCATTACCCTTGAAATAGTTCACGAGTCCTTCCATGACGGTGGTCTTATTAAGACCAGTCTTTCTAGAGCTTTTACGGACTGAAATTTTCCCCTTCTTGAGGTTAATAGCGTCGAGACCGTTATCCATCATGAGTTTTTTCACTTGCAATTTAAGGGACTTTTCCGCTTGAACAAGGATTTTTATATCTTCTCTGGCTTCTGTAATTTGCTTGTTTAATTCAACCAACTTAGAGACGCTGTTTGAGAGTTCGTCTGAAGGAACTTGAGACATTTTATATATACCTAATACCTTATTTCTTTAAGTTTACGCGCACAAACCACGTTGCATCGTGTCTGGGGCGATAGTGGAGTTATTCCATACGTACGCATCCTTGGGGTTTGGTGGGTCCGCGCGGATTTGTTGGTTCGCGTTTCTGAGTGCACCACCAATAGTTTCTGGGTAACCTGTTTGTTGACGTGGGGAGAGGAAATTTTGACCGGAGAGGATGTCATCTGGAGCAAATTCACCGAAATCCTCCTGGGGAGCAACTTCGCGTGGCAACAAAGACGACGCGAGACCGGTACCCGCCTTCATTTCGCAACCAACACCGGCCTCGGCGGCTGGGCCGGCAGCGTCGATACCACCGATCGCAGCGTATTCCTTGTCCTTGACACTGTAGGTAGCGCGGGTCTGAGTGACCATAAGGTAAATCACGACCCCGATAGCGAGAGCGATGAGCGCTTGGCGAGGGGTGACCTTCTTCATTTTCATCATCTTCATTTATATATAGAAACAATTTTTTTATTCGTCATCTTCAATCACAATTTCGTCTGGATACGCTTCGACCTCGGGTTCTGGGGTAGATTCTGGTTCTGGTTCTGGTTCTGGAGTTGGTTCTGGGTTCATCTTGACCTGAACCAAATTCCATTGTGGCCCAAATGCTTTCTTCGCAAACCAGAGTCCTGCGTATTCGAGCATGATGGAACACTTAGATCCGACGAGATTTGCTTCTTCGGTAACGAGTTCCTTATTCGCATTGAATATTTTAGTCGCGGCAATCTTATCAGCTGAAAGAGTATCCTGCTTCGTGTAAACCTTATTAATGGTTTTTTCTGGGAGTTGCTTACCAAACCAGGTCTCACTGTTTTCGTTAGCGGCGGTGATATTCTTCGCATGAATGTCTTCAATCTTTTCAATGCCGACTGCATCAGTCAAATCGAAAGTGACTTCGTCAGACGCATCTTCTGTGACCAAAACATTCTTCACCTGAACGTAGCACCGCTTGTTTTCGTCGGTCACTGCCTTGACGTGGTAGAGACCATCTTCACCCTTTGCGAGAGTACCGTAGATCATTTTATACATCACTTACGGTTCAAATCTTTAACCCCTACAAATGGTATCATTGCTGATTTACGTATAACGGGCTTTGGAACCCACGCATCCCTGGATGGTTTAAATCCGTACAGTGTTTCCTCGAGTTTTATTTTTTCTGGAAATGGGAATGGTCTTTTTGGCCTGTAATTAAATTCATTTTTTACATAGTTTCTATTTTTGTTCTTTACCCAGTCGTTTGTTTCTATGTTAAATCTCATATTAGATTGTGTTTTTACAAAACCTGGTAAATTTCCCATATTATGTGAAGTTTTTATGCCATGGACGTATTGTTTTGAAAGTTTATCTAGGTCGGGTGTGGTCGTAAATGATTCGTATTTCTTTGGATTGATTTTGGCAGCTTTTTTTGTATTTACGTTTCTAAATTTGGTCTGTGGCGTCTTTCTTTTAGAAAGGGGTATGTTTGCTTTTTTCATGATATTAATCATGGAATCAGTTTGATTAATTTTTTTCTTCGTGACGAGCTTTGCGAGTTTAATCATTCTTCTTCGGTCCTTTTCCTTTTTCTCTGGTGGACGAAGACCCAATTTTTGCATGGTGTACGCATCTTCTATGAGAAACTTTTTAGATGCGAGTTTGATGTTATCAAATTTACCAATGACATACTTACCTGTGATCTTAAATATATCGAGTGCTTGTATTTGGTCATTACCTACCTCGAAACCAAATTCACCTGGGCGCATAAATGCGATATCGAGTATACCACCCATGTTGACTGGTTCGATCTTTCCGGTTTTTGGTGAATATATACGTGCCTTCATGTCTAGTGTAAATAACTCTATGTCTGCGAGGGTATCCGTACCACCCTTAGCATCTTTTCTCTTTGGTATGAGTGTGTATCTTCGTGTGACATATGGACCTTTGTTTGCAAATCCGAGACCTATAAATTTTCCGGGCTTTCCACGTTGTTCATGTACAAGCTTGGCAAAACGTGTATTTACCCTTTTCGCAACTTCACCGAGTTTATTCCATAAAAGAAGTTTTATAGCTTGAAGTTTTCCAAAAAACTTTGCGTCCGGTTTTATTCTTGGAACAAATTTTGTGTCTATGTCTAATGTCATAATTCTTTGTGTGGGCTCCAAGTAAGAATTCACCGCATCCCCACCTGATAGAATCAAATCGCCCACTGGGTTGAGAAATTCTGTCAGTTCATCTATGATTGCGTATATTTCGTATCTCAATACATCGGTGAATATAACACTCGCAAAGTCTTTGAAGTCTTTGTCTTTGTGTGTACGTTTCATTCTCGCCCTGAAGCGCGATACGTTGTCTGAATCATAAAACTTTTTTAACACGGGATCATCGTGAAAAAGCTTTTTCATCCTGAATCTATTTATGACTCCCGCGGAGTATTCGTTTTGATCCATGTTATTATTATAATACATATTAATATCGAAACAACAAGCTTAAAGATGTGATACCTAAGTAAGACATAACAAGATGTCTCTTGAAACTGTTCTCGCTGAAATCACTGCTCTCCGCGCTGACGTTAAGTCTTTGACCAAGATCGTTCGTAAGATCAAGGCGAAGCAAGACGACCCAGACGGAACTAAGGCTGCTTCCCGTGCTAAGAACAACGGATTTAACCGCGAACAAGCTATCTCTCCAAAGCTTCGTGAGTTTCTCGGCGTTGAAGAAGGAAAGCTCGTTTCCCGATCCTTCGTCACTCGTGCGATCAACAACTACGTCACTGAAAAGGGTCTTAAGCACCCGGACAACGGTCGCGTTCTTGTTCTTGACGACAAGCTCCGCGATCTTCTTCAACCACCTGCGGACACGCAAGTGACTTTCTTGAACTTGCAAAAGTTCTTGAGCCCACACTACACCAAGGTTGAACAAGCGGCTTAAAAAAATATTCACTAATTTTATAAAATAATGATCGACAAGGCTTCTGTCGAAACCCTTGTTGGTACAAAGATATCTAAGATAGATTTGTACCAAAAAGCTTTTACTCATAAATCTGCGTTGAAAGAAAATGAAAATTTAGAATCTTTTGAAACGCTCGAATTCATAGGTGACTCCGTGTTAGGATTTGTCATCACAAAGTTTTTGTTTGATAGATATGAGCAGCAAAAGGAAGGCTTTCTTACGAAAGCGAGAACAAAACTCGTGCGTGGGGAAACACTCGCGAAGATTGCCATGAAGCTGGAGATGTACAAATGGATCCAAATGGATGAGAAAGGTATGCGTAATGAGTGGTTCAAAAATCCAAAAATTCTCGAAGATGTGTTTGAAGCATTCATAGGAGCTATTTATATGGACCTTGGTTTGTTACATGCGAAACGATTCATTTTGAATATATATGAGAATCCAGAACTCGTAGATATGAGAGCAATCATGATTGATGATAATTACAAGGATCATCTCATGCGGTATTGTCAAACGCATGGACACCCACTCCCAGACTATCGTGTAATATCACACGATAATGGTATATTCTACGTAGACGTATACGTAAACAATGTGATTTTGGGAAGAGGGTGTGCAAAAAATAAAAAACAGGCTGAGCAGAACGCAGCTAGATATTTTTTCTATCCACAATAATTAATGGTATCCATACCTGTGTTGTTTATAGCTGTATCGTTATTTTTTAGAAAACGTCATATGCCTAGACAATATTCTAAGCAATCACTCATAAATGAATGCGAAAGACTTGGTGTTTCTTCTGAAGGTACGTCTAGGATATTACGTCATAGAATCAATCGCTTAAAAGGTAGATTGTAATACACTTTAAGATGCACCCAAACGTCGCAAGGTTAATAAGTAAAACGTATGCAGAACAAAGGTCGCAAGAATGGCTCGACTTGAGAAAAAACATGCTCACAGCGAGTGACTGTGCCACAGCCATAGGCGAAAACAAATACGAGAAACCATTCGATCTACTTCTAAAAAAGTGTGGTAAGGGCAAACCTTTTACTGGGAATGCAGCAACAGAACATGGAAACAAATACGAAGACGAAGCACGTATTCTCTATGAACAAAGACACAATGAAGTCGTACATGAGATTGGTCTAGAGCCACACCCAAAACACCCGTGGCTCGGTGGTTCGCCCGATGGTATCACTGAGAGTGGGAAGCTCGTAGAAATCAAGTGTCCCATGTCCCGTGAAATTTTACCAGAAGTTCCACGTCATTATATGCCTCAATTACAGCTCTGTATGGAAGTCCTTGATTTAGAAGAGTGTGATTTCATTCAATATAAAAACGCGGATTTTAACTGGCCAAAGCCAGAAGAGTTTGTGGTAGTCAATGTGAAGCGTGACCGTGGATGGTTTGAAAAGTACTTTCCGGTCATGGAAGAGTTTTGGCAAAAAGTTTTGTATCACAGGGAACATGGGATAGAAGAACCAGTAAAGAAAACACGGGGACCGAGGAAAAAGAAAGAAGAAGATCCGCCACCCGTATGTGAAATCAAGTCTGATTCGGAAGACGAATACAGGGATGACTGAATTATTATATGTTAGTATAATAACATGAACGTGGGTGTAATAATTGCAGTAGTGTTACTCGTAGTTGTTTTAATAATTTTATACATGACAATGAGTAATTCTGAAAAGGTTGATGCACCGGTCGTAGATGAAGAACAGCAGGAATCAAAAAAGGTGGCTGACACAAATAGGGTTAGCACAAAAGACGCGTCAATTGGTATATACGAAGACTGCGACTGTGAAGATGCCATAACTTCATCTGTTATTGAATCTGGTACAGATATTAATGTTTCTGGAAAAGGCGAAATGCAAGTGAGTGGTGATCAGCAATGGAGGTGTGTTAAGGGCACAAATATCAAACTGACTGATTATGTACACGAATTCTCGGGAGTTGTTGCGGGGGAAGAAGTTGATGAGACTTTAGATATGCCAGAACACGATAGAGAACCCATAGAAATAAAAGTTGGTTGTGGAGTAGGTGACAACGTCAAGACAGAGAATATAGAATTCAAGTGGGAGGTACGAAATTGATATAACTTATCTTGTGATAATATATAAATGAGTACACAACCCGTGATCATCCAACAAAAATCAAATGGGTTTTTTTCAACGAGCCTTAAGCTCGTAGGTTTGATTTGTCTTTTATGCTGCCTATCTTCCATGTGGACTAGTTATAACACAGCTAAAGCCGTGGGAAATGCAGTGAGTAATATTGAATTCACTAAAAATGACGATGAAGATAAATCCAAAGTTATCATAGACATGTTGGACGAGTCAACACAATCTTCGATCGAGACTATAGTGGAGGGTAATTCCGAACCAGTTCCCATGAGCACAAAACCAGCTAAACTCGTGGTATACCCAAATCCAGATTGCACAGGTGAACCATTTAATGATATAACATTGGAAGAGGGTTTACCAATCGAAACAGATGGGGTAATCGATAGGTCCGAGGAACCAAAAGAAACTGCATACTCATGTTGCGTAAAAACAGAAAACATGAATGTTACCGGTACATACTTTGAACTAGATGATGATACGGGAGAACCAGTACAAAAAGATATAGAAATAACTGAGGATGGTACTTTGGACTTATCTAAACTGACCACATCTTCTGATGGTACGAGTGATACACTTAATTGTCCATACAAATATAACTTAAAATGGAAAATTCGAGAATAAATATTTTTATAAAAAAATTATTTTTATTTTTAAAACTTTTTTCTTTTAAAAGAAAGTGTAAAAAAAATATTTTTTTTTCTATTTTATTTTTCAAAAAAACATGGTGTTACTTTACCTAAGTTTTCACAAACCATGTCTAAATCAAACACAAACATGGAACTATACAACCATCAGATAGAGGGTGTGAACTGGATGCTCGAGCGTGAGTGCGCCGAGACGGGACCGAAGGGTGGATTTCTTTGCGACGAGATGGGACTCGGTAAGACGGCACAACTCATCACCGTGATTACCCGGAACCGTGTTTCAAACACACTCGTCATCGTACCCAAATCGATCGTGACCCAATGGAAAAACGAGATACACAAATTCGCTCCACACCTCAGTGTGTTTGTGTATGATGGATTGAACCGAACGAAAGACCACACAGATTTCATGAAACACGACGTGACTGTGTGTCCATACAGTCTCTTGACCGAGGATGACCCTTTGGTACACAAAATGACATGGGGGCGAATCATTCTCGATGAAGCACATGAAATCCGAAACAGGCGTTCCAAGCGTTTCAAGTCGGTGATGCAACTCAGATCCCATTACCGTTGGGTCGTGACGGGTACACCTGTCTTTAACAACGTCGACGATTTCGTTTCACTTTGTGCCTTCATAGGTATCGACCGTATCGACGTACAGTGTAACTTGGACGCGGTTCGAACGAAGTTCATTCTTCGTAGAACCAAGAACAAACGCGACATTCCTGAGTGTCATTTCGAGAACGTCGAATTGGATATGTACCCAGAAGAGAAGACCATCTACAAACACGCGTTCTCGGAAGCACAGGAGATGATACGAGACATGATGAAGAGGGCGAGTACACACGGAAACGCATCCATGTATAACATGGACATTCTCGAGTGTTTTCTCCGAGCGCGCCAAGCCATGATTTGGCCTCAACTGTACTTAGATGGCATGTCTAAAAAACTCGATGAAGAGATGGAACCATGGACGGGGCGATCCAAGAAGATGGAAACCCTGTTTGAACTCATCAGTCAGCACCCCGACGAGAAGACGATCGTGTTTTGCCAATTCATGGGTGAGATGAACTACATCCAACAAAAACTCGAGTGTCCCGTGTTTCGCATAGACGGTTCATGTTCCAAAGAGCGCCGCGAGTCACAACTTGCCGAGTTTAACCGTGCTCCACAGAACAGCGTTTTCTTAATCCAGGTCAAGGCGGGTGGCCAGGGTCTCAATATTCAGTGTGCGTCTCGTGTATACATCACGAGTCCTTCGTGGAATCCTGGTACAGAACTTCAGGCGATCGGTCGGTGTCACAGGTCCGGACAAACACGCGAGGTCTATGTGAAGAAGTTAATTTACATGGGTGACATCGCGTTCCCGAGTGTCGAAGAATCCATCGTCGCGCTTCAGGTCAGGAAATCCCATGAGTATGCGGAGGTGTTAGGGGACGATTCACTCAAAACACAGTTACCAGGTCGTTCAGAAGGTCTTTCGATCGGCGAGATTAGAAATATTTTCAGGGTATAGTGTATATACAATGAAGACATTTGGATCCCGAGCTGAAGTGTTCCACGGTACCGCGGAAAAGACGACTGGTGGTTTGACCAAGAAG